CCNCCGGCCGACGAAGTGCGGTCGGCAAATCAACAAAGGGGTGAATCTCAAGTGGCGAAGGAATACCACATCTCGCAAGTTCGCCGGATGCTGGAGACCGGCGAATACTACCAACTGCCGGAAGTCCGGGAATTTTACGAGAAATTTAAGAACCTCCGGGCGGTCGCCGGCGGCGAGCTGACGATCCCGAATGTCATCATCAACCGCATCCTCGACATCGTGGGCGACTACACGACGCTGTATCCGCGCGTCGATAAGATCCGGGTCAGCGGCACGGCGCGTATCCTGATCGACACGGACACCTCGCCGGCGCAATGGATCGAGATGAAAGATCCGATCCCGACCGGCGACGTCGGCACGATCACGAACGTCGACTTCGACGGGTTCAAGCTCGGGAAAGTCGTGTTCGTCGACAACTACCTGCTGCAGGACAGCATCATCAACATCGATGACTACGTGGTGCGCAAGATCGCCCGGGCGCTGGCGAAGGCGCTGGATCTGGCGATCCTCAAAGGGCAAGGTGCGACGCAGAAGCAACCGGACGGCATCATTCCGAAGATTCCGGCTGAGAATCAGAAAACGGTGGTGGCCGACAACAAGCTGCTTGTGAACGTGCTCAAACACGTGTCCCTGGTCGACACCGGCGACGACAGCTACGGCGAGATCGTAATCGTCATGAAGCGGCAAACGTTCTACAACCGCTTCTTGGAATTCACGATCAACGTCAACGCTCAGGGCAACGTCGTGGGCAAGCTGCCGAACCTGACACAGCCTGATCTGTGCGGCCTGCCGGTCATCTTCAACCAGAACATGGACCTCGACGAAGTCCTGATCGGAGTGCTCGAGCAGTACACGATGGTGATCCGCGAGGACATCACGATCGACCGGTCCGAGCACGTGAAGTTTGTCGAGGATCAAATGGCGTTCCGGGGTAAGGGTCGTTTCGACGGAAAGCCGGTGCGGCCGGAGGCCTTCGCGCTGGTCACAATCGAGGATCCGGTGCCGGAGGTCTGAAATTTGGGTGAAGCCGGGCGAACCGCCCGGCTCTCCCACATGGAGGGGTGACAATGGCGAAGGTTCTGAAAGATTTCAGATGCAAAGTCACGAAGCACGTCTATCGCACGGGCGACGAGTACGACGGTGACCGGGCGGAGGAACTCGCTCGTCTCGGGTATGTAGCGGTCGATAAGACCGGCGGCGAGGAAGGCAAGCCGGCGAAGAAACCGGACGGCAAAGGCAAGGGTAAGCCCAAAGATAGCGGGTGATCCGTATGGATGAAGCCCAAATCCTTGCGCTGGTCAAAGCCCGGCTCGGGATCACAACGGCGGTCAGGGATACATACCTGACCGCCATCATTTCGGGCGTGATCGACGAGCTCACGAAGGAAAAGGGCATCACGCTGAACGCCGACGACGCTCATCACCTGATGTTCGTCGTGGACTATGCGACATGGCGCTACCAGTCCCGAGACGAGTCCGGCGCCATGCCGCGACACCTCCAGTACCGGCTGCACAACCTGATCATTTCGGCGGGCGGTGGTGCCGGTGACGTATGACCACGAGCTGACATTGATCGGCCAGCGGATCGAAGAGGACGAGATCGGAAACCAAAAGCCGGTCGAGACCAGGACGACGATCCTGTGCTCGCTCCATTCGGTTGCTCGTAATGAGTTTTACAGCGGTGCTGCCGTCGGTCTTAAGCCAGAACTGGTGCTGACGGTACACGCCTATGAGTACAACGACGAGCAGATTGTTGAGTTCGAGGGTAAGCGCTATAAGGTGATCCGCGCGTACCGGACCGACACCGAGGAAATTGAGCTCACGGTCGAAAGGGTGATCGGAAATGGCTAACATCAACATCGACAACCTCGCCGCCGAGATCACGCTGGCCGTGAAGGAGTACACCGAGGACGTGTCGGCTGCGATCGAGCGCGAGGCCGACGAGTCCTCGAATCGCCTCGTCAAAGAGATTCGCGCACGCTCGCCGCGTCGGACTGGCGAGTACGCGAAAGGTTGGGCACGGAAAAAGATGGGCGGAGACGGCGAAATCCGCTATGTCGTCTACAACCGCGCCAAACCGTGGCTCGCCCACCTGCTCGAGTTCGGCCACGCGAAACGTGGCGGCGGGCGTGTCGCCGAACGACCGCACATCCGTCCGACGGCTGACAAGGAAATCGAGGCGTTTCAGAACCGCGTCCGCGCGATCATCCGGAACGGAGGCTGATGCGGCATGACGCTGGCCGAGCTGAATCAAGCGTTGAAGGCGATCGGGTATCCGGTCGCCTATTCGCATTTTGTCGACACGCCGCAGAACCCGGCGCCGAAGCCGCCGTTTATCACGTACCGGGAGGCGTACAGTAATGATCTGATGGCTGACAACCGGAACTATGTTGACATCCCGGTCGTCCAGATCGAACTTTACACGGACAAGAAGGATCCGGAGGCAGAGGCGAAGGTGCAGGACAAACTTAAGGAGCTCGGACTGCCGTACTCGAAGACCGAGACGTACATCGAAGACGAGCGGCTGTTTCAGGTCATATATGAAATTCAATTGATTGGGGGATGAACGATGAGCCAGAACAAAGTGACGTTCGGGCTGGAGAAGGTGCACATCGCCTTTTTCGACGACTCGAACCCGAGCCAGCCCGCGTGGAAGACGCCGATCCCGATCCCGGGCGCGGTGCGGTTCACGCCGACAGCCGTCGGCGAATCGACGAACTTTTACGCGGACAACACGCTGTACTTTTCGTACACCGCGAACAACGGCTACACGGCGGAACTGGAGATGGCGAACGTGCCGGACGCTGTGCTTGCGGAGATGCTCGGCTGGGAGATCGACGAGAACGGCGCGCTGATCGAGGTTTCGGACGCGATTCCGAAGCACTTTGCACTCATGGCGCAGGTGCAGGGTGACAAGCGCAACCGCCGGTTCGTGTTTTACGACTGCGTGGCGTCTCGACCGGCGAAGGAACGGCAGACGAAGGCAGAGTCGATCACGCCGAACACGGACGTGCTCAACCTGACCATTTCGCCCATCGAGATCGACGGCAAGATGATCGTCCGCGGTGAAATGGAACTCAGCGATACGAATGCAACGGCGTATAACAGCTTCTTCAGCGCGGTTTACACGCCGTCATTTACGCCGGAGGTGTAACACATGCGCGAAGTCACGATCGGCGACAAGACGTTGAGGCTCAGGGGTTCCACCCTGAGCCTTCTCTATTACAACCAGGAATTCAGCCGGGACCTTCTCGGCGACATGGTGGGTATGATCACGGGCTTGACCGGCTTTCAGGCGCTATCCGGAGGCGGGATCGATCCGTCCAAACTCGATTTCAGCCGGCTGGACTCGGTGGCGATCCTTCGGCTGGTGTGGACGCTGGCGCGGACGGCCGCCGGGGTGGGCGGGCAATTCCCGTCATTCACCCGTTGGCTCGAGGAGCATGAGGATATTGACATTTTTGACCCCGATCTTCTGACCGCTGCCATGGAAGAGGCAACGAAAATCTTTTTTCGTCGAAACCAAACCGTGGCACCGACGATCCAAAAGTGAATCACCGAACAGGGTCGATCGCACGGATATCAACATCCTGGCATTGGCGCGGTGGATCGGGCTCAGTATGACGGAGCTTGATCTGCTGACCATACAGGACTTTTTTGACCTCGTCTATGCCTACATGGGCGACGATCCAGATGCGCCGCGGGAAGCGACGCAGGAAGACATAGATGCATTTTACCGCACGTAAGGGAGGGTGAGTAGATGGCCGAGACAATCCGTGGTATCAACGTCGTCATTGGCGCAGACACGACAGGGCTGTCGAAAGCCCTCTCAGACGTCAATAAGCGATCGAAAGACATCCAATCCGAACTCAAGCAGGTCGAGCGCCTGCTCAAGCTCGACCCATCCAATACAGAGCTCCTCGCGCAGAAGCAGAAGCTGCTCGCTGACGCGGTGGAGAACACCCGGGAGAAACTGGACCGGCTGCGCGCCGTCCAGGAACAGGTCGCTGACCAGTTCGCCCGCGGCGAGATCAGCGAGGGCCAGTACCGAGCCTACCAGCGGGAAGTGGAGAAAACGCGCCTTGAGCTGGAAAAGCTCGAGCAGCAAATGCGCGACATGGAGCCTGCTGTCGAGTCGCTCGGCGAAAAGATGCAGAAGGCCGGCGACAAGCTCAAGTCTGCCGGCGAGAAGATGACCGATGCCGGCAAAAAGCTCTCCGTCGGTGTGACGGCACCGATCGTCGGGCTCGGTACGGTTGCCACAAAAGCGGCTGTCGACTTTGAGAGCGCCTTTGCCGGCGTCCGCAAGACGGTTGACGCAACCGAGGAAGAGTTCGCGCAACTGGAACAAGGCATCCGAGACATGGCGAAGCGCATGCCGGCCTCGGCGACCGACATTGCGGCCGTCGCGGAGGCTGCCGGCCAACTCGGCATTGAAACGCCGAACATCCTGAAATTTACCGAGACGATGATCGGCCTCGGGGAAGCGACCAACCTCACGGCCGAGGAAGGCGCAACACAATTTGCCCGCTTTGCCAATATCGTCGGCATGGGCCAGCAGGATTTTGATCGGCTCGGATCGACGGTGGTCGCGCTCGGAAACAACTTCGCCACGACTGAGGCCGAAATCGTCAACATGGGCATGCGGCTCGCCGGTCAGGGTGCACAGATCGGACTCACCGAGGCTCAAATCATGGCGCTGGCGGCCGCCATGTCGTCGGTCGGCATTGAGGCGGAGGCCGGCGGTACGGCTATGAGCACGACGCTGAAAAAAATCCAGACGGCCGTCTCGCTGGCCGGCGAAGACTTGGACAAGTTTGCATCCATCGCCCGGATGTCGGCGGAGGATTTTGCACGGGCGTTTAGCTCCGACCCGGCGGTTGCACTGCAGGCATTTGTCGACGGTTTGGCCGCGTCCAGCGCCGCTGGCGAAAATCTGACCGTCATCCTCTCCGACCTCGGTATCACCGGCATCCGCGAGTCGGACACGCTCCTGCGTCTTGCTGGGGCGAACGACACGTTGCGCGGCGCACTCTCCACGGCGACGGGGGCATGGGAAGAAAATATCGCGCTCCAAAAAGAAGTCGAGCAGCGATATGGTACCACCGAGTCGCAGTTCTCAATGCTCAAGAACCAACTCGAAGATGTAGCGATAACACTCGGTCAAGCGTTAATTCCGGCACTCATGGATATGCTCGATGCTCTGCAGCCGGTGATCGATATGCTTGCCGACGGCGCGCGCTGGTTTGCCGGTCTCGACGAAGGTACGCAAAAAGTGATTGTCGGATTCGTTGCCTTTGTGGCCGCCGTTGGGCCGCTGCTCATGGTGCTGGGACCGTTGGTGTCGGGGATCGGCGGTTTGGTGACCACCATTGGCGGTGCAATCACCGCTGCGGGCGGTTTTGGCGCGGTCATGACGGCACTGACGGGGCCGGTCGGAATCGCAATCGCCGCGATCGCCGGTCTCGCCGCGGCCGCCTTTTTGATCGTGAAAAACTGGGAGCCGATCAAAAAGTTTTTTAAAGACCTGTGGGACGGAATATCATCCTATCTGTCCGACGTTTGGCGATCTATCTCGGACGGGATGACGAAAGCCTGGAACGCGCTGTTGGATAAAATCCGCCCGATCCTTGAGGGATACAAGACGTTTTTCTCGGGGCTCTGGGACGCGATCAAGAACATCTTCGCCGGCGCGCTGTTGCTCATCATTGACCTCGTGACGGGTGATTTCAGCCGCCTGAAAAAGGATGCCGAGGCGATCTGGAACAACCTGAAAGACGCCTTCCGTCGCATCTGGGACGGCATCAAGCAGATTTTCAGCGGCGCGCTGGATTTGCTGAAATCCAGCTGGTCGACAGCGTGGAACACGATCAAGTCGACTGCCGACAGCATCTGGCAGGCGATCAAGGACGGTATCCAGCGGGCAATCGACTGGATTAAGACTCTTCCGTCACAGCTCACACAGCTTGGTAAAGACATGATTCAGGGCCTCGTGAACGGCATAAAGAACATGATCGGGTCTGTTGGAGATGCCGTGAAAAACATCGCAGACCGTATCACCGGCGGACTTCGTGATTTTCTGAAAATCAGCTCGCCGTCTCGAGTGATGATGAAACTCGGCGAGGACACCGGCGAGGGGTTCGTTCGTGGCCTTGAAAAGATGATTACTGCTGTTCGGAGCGAAGCAGCAGATATGGCGGCAGCCGTTACCGGAGGACTCGGCGGGCTGTCGGTACCCGGCGTTGCGGTGGCCGGCGGCGCGGGCGCGGCGCGCGTGACGAACGTCAGCATGGAGGGCATGTTCGCCGGTGCGAATTTCTACGTCCGGTCTGACGCGGACATCCAGGCGATCGCGCGCGAGCTGTACAGACTCCAACAAAACGCGGCAAGGGGGGCGGGACTGTGATGCAAAACGGCGGCTTTGTGTTGGGCGGCGTGCCGGCGAAGGAGCTCGGCATTATCATGATCTCCACGTCCCGCCGGCCAATCCTGCCCAGCACGGTCGACCGGACGATGGCGATACCGGGCCGGCATGGCGCGTGGGACTTCGGCGCCGACCTGGGGCCGCGGCAGTTCGCGCTGGACTGCGCGCTGATCGAGCAGGATGCGGTGGCGCTCCAGCTGGCCGTCGAGCAGGTGGCGGCGCTGCTGCTGGATAAGCACGGGCGGCCCCGCGAGCTCTCGCTGCGACTGGACATCCGCCCGGAGCGGGAGTACACGGTCCGGTATGCCGGCTCGCTGCCGGTGGATCGGATCATCGGGCTGGGGCGCTTTACGCTGCCGCTGGTGGCGTATGACCCGTATAGTTACGCCGGCATCACGGACTACGACGAAGGGCCGTACCAGTACGACACGGGCCTGCAATATGATACCGGGCTGCTTTATCCGAATCCGACCGGTTTCGCATGGAAGTATGGTGAACAACATAGCTCATTGTACAACCATAGCCCGCTCGTTACGCCACTGATCGTGACCATCGCAGGCAGCGTGAGCGGCGTCAAGATCACGAATCGCACCAGCGGGCAGTCGATGACGCTCACGACGGTACTGACCGGCCAGACGCTGGTGATCGACGGCGCGCAGGCGACGATCACGCGGAACGGTCAGAACGCCATGTCGGGACTTGTGGCTGGCGATTTCGTGCAGCTCGAGCCCGGAGCGAACCAGCTTGTGTTTGAGGGTGGCGACCCGAACGCGACG